TTCTGGAAATGAGTGATCAGAGGGAAAGTTTGGTCAAATGGTCTCGCACTATACCAAATATATGAAATGTGTCGCGGCATTTCCACCTGTTAAACAGGTGACCAGCAGTCAGGTTGTATCTCCTTGAGGGAGGGAAGCTCGTGGTCGAACAACATCCGTCAGTCGGATAGCTGTACCCGAGAATTCACTGCATGCTCATTGTATATAGTCCATCTTGAAAGACACGCAGGCGACGCTGTGCACCTTGTGGGAGCATTGCATTGTTGTGCCTCTTTCACCCTCGATCATACCTGGGGTCGAGGCGTAAGCGAGGGTAGCAATACGCTGTATCTCTGGTCGTTCATTCTGGAAATGAGTGATCAGAGGGAAAGTTTGGTCAAATGGTCTCGCACTATACCAAATATATTAAGGCAGACGGGTTATGTCTTCAATAATAAAATGCCCCTTCACGTTTGCGGAATCGCGCGTTTTTCTCGTGACGAACCATCATTCGCAATGCTCTAATGCTACAAAACTGAGTGGTCAAAATCGGGATTGTGTGGAGTACGCATCTATCGTGTATGAGAAGTTTCAGGTCGGTCTTATCCGACACGTCGTACTATTTCCTTAGTAGATTTTCTTTCTACTTGGGCAGGCCTTAAGCGGCTGATTCTCGTGAGGGCAGTGTTCTTTTCGAGGTCTTCCGTGGTCTGCGCGGTTTAGTGTGTGTTAGTTGCCCCACATCGTGGCACTCACTCTACCGTCTCTTAGGAGTCCAAGGAACAACAGGCAATACACCAAAAGAAAATTGCATTGAAACAATTTGTCGTGATGACTTGCTTCGGGGGGATGTATTTGCAATACGAACTTGTGGTTCGTACGACGAGGGAGAAATTCGCCGTGTTACGCGGCTCAATTAAATCAGCCATGGACTTTAAGGTTGATTTGTGCTCCGGGCTTCAGCACCAACTGTATCACGATGACGGTTGCGTAGCTTGGACTAAGCATGTGTGTAAGGATGGCGGGGCGACTGACATCATCATACCACCTGCTTTGCATGATTTGAGCGTTTGGAAGGTAGTCAGGAATGCGGATGAAGCTGTCCCACATGCGAGGTTTTGCCTCAACTGTTCGAAAGATTTGTTCGCCCATCTCGATGAACCATCTTCAGACGATGCAGTAATTGATCTACTGGTGCCAACCTGCTGTCCTGCCTGTGATAGGAGGTACAACCGCAACGTTGCGCCTGGCTTGTCTAGCCCAGTAGTTTGCAAGCAATTTCACATACCATGGGAGCTTTATAGCGAGTATGTGTTGGGAGGTAGCTACAAGATCGGCAATCCACGCCGAAATTTGCACGTAAATCTTACTTCTTCTATCGAGGGCGACGACATTAAATTGTTCAACAGGAAAAAGGAGGCCATATTGATGGTCTTGCCTTACGTTGCCCAGCTTCAAAATTTTGAGGTACGGAGGAGCCACAATACGTTATTGCGTACTCTCGCGGGGGTGACCAGTATTTTCTGGGGTGCAGGCATCGGTATTGCGATGAGCCATGGCCTGGTTTATGGACTAAGTCATTGGGTTGTCGTAGCCAAACCCGTGGCTAGCGTCATTCATTTCACCATCACGACGGCAGATGCTATCATGGGTTATGACATTGGGGTCCGTGTGTTCGACGATATGGCAGGCACGCGAGTGTGGATACCTGGAATGGAGGTGTGCAGATTCGCCGGAAATTGGAGAAGACTAGCAACCACGCCTCTTCCAGCGCTGCCACCCGCGGGTGAGAAATTCACCGCACCGCCGGATGGGACTGAGGGCAGGACTGGAGGATTAGATCTATGTCCGGAAAGGATCAGAATGCGGTTGCAAGAACAGTCTGCTTTCGACAACGGCGGAGACATAGGCGTGCGTGTTATTCTTGGAGCGGAGGATGTGACTACGTGTACCAACCTCGCTACCATAAACGCAACGGTACCTGACAACCCCTTGATCGTCAGCACGACGTCAAGCACGCCCGTGGTGTCGCGCGCGGACAGACAAATGCTAGCAGATATGCCTTGGAGTGGCACTTGGGGCCCATACGACACCAAAATAAAGTTCAACGGGAAATGTTTGCAAGTTGGACCGCTTCTTGGCAATGCAGTATGTTATGAAAACGATGACCTACTGACCGCAGTAGCAGCGTTGCCCACCAGACTCATTCCTTCGAAACTGCCTGACGAGACATCTGAAGTTTACAAAAGATTGAAGCAGTTCATGAATGTATTCAAGTTGAGGCACATCACTCACGCCAACGTAAAACATGCCATGCATGAATTGGGTATTACGGAAAATTTAGGTGGCAAACGTGGGCCGGATGAAGTGCGCAAGTACTTGACCGAACTCGCGACCAAATGCGATATCCAGGAAGCTATAGACGTAATAACCAAACTCGAAGTTTCTAGCAAATCCAACAAACCACCTCGTTTAGTGTTTAACGAGGGCGCATGGCGTCAAGTCACAGCACTGTTGGTGGTGTCCATCTTTGAGAAGATCCTCTTCTCTCCGCACCTTTGCGGCGCCACATCCATCAAAGCGAGGCAAAGGTCGGAGTTTGCAGACAACATTTCGAAGACGTTGTGCTCACCGCCTACGAATAGAGACGGATCAAGAAGAGAGGTCGTTGGCATCGAGGTCGATCAAACAAGGTTCGACAGCAACGAGACTGGTAGGACTATAACTTCCCACAACCGCCAGATGAGGGTTGGTACGATACTGAGCGAGCTTGAAATTCTCGACTTCATCGTGAGTATGTTGCCGAAGACTTTGTTTGAAGAAAGACACGCTTTTGATACCATCCGCTCTCAAGAAGACAGTGGCCAGAGCAAGATTAAGATTCGGGGTAAGAAAACACTAACCGGTGAGAAAGACGACGCTCTGTACAAACTAACCATTAGTTGGTTGTACAGGACTTCAGGAAACCGCCGGACGAGTAGTGGGAACTACCTCGAAGAGATGGGAGCAACCTTATGCGTTCACACTAAGAACCCGTGGAAGCTTTGGGAGGTCGCGGACTTGCGCAAGTTCGACTTTATATTCGTAGGTATCGACGACCTCGAACTCTATTTTCGGCCTTTCGCTGAAGGGGATGACTTCGTAGGCCAAGGAGACCGTCGCGTCTCTGAATGGTCAAGTCAAGTCATAGCTTCGTACGAACAGTTGGGGCTCGAGGCCAAATTGGTCTATGTGGTAGGCAGCAGACAAGACCCAAAACGTTTGGAATTTTGTGGCATCCACTTCCTATGTGTCAATGGATGCACCGTGCGAGGGGCATGGATCCCGGACGTAGTACGCACGCTCATAGTCAGTGGTGCTAGTACAGCAACAGGTGACCCCGCCCAGAAATTCACGGCAATCGCCAGTGCCTATTACATGCGCGCCTTAGGCAGCGCTAGATTCCGTCCAGCCAGCGCATATTACGAACGTTTGGGAGATCAATGGGCGGCGAGACTCCACGAAGTCAAACTCAGTGAGGCACCTATCAAGGGGTATGACGTGCAATTACTTACTGGCGATGAATCATCGTCGTTTGCCAGTTTGAAAAATTTGATCTTCGAAGCTCAACAAGAAAAACCGCTTGCGACCGACGTCATGGAACGTCTAGTATCTGCCTCCGTCGGGGGCAAGGTAACGAGAAAGGAGATCAACGCGTGGGAGAGCGGCGCAGCTTCTGTGAGCATCGATACTACCGCCGACGAAGTGTACAGCTACTTACCGCGAGCCGTCGTCACTCGACTGCTCGCGTCGTTCGCATGAAACAAACGTGCGATTGTGCATATGCACGCAGAATTCACCGTCTTCGATCTCGCCTTCAGGTCGTTGATTTTTGTTTCGATAGGTTTGTGTCCTTGACAGTAGTCAGGGGCCCCACATGATCCACCGCTTACGGGAGGGGCAGGCAGCACCAGCCTGTGTTCACTAGTTACGTGAGGTACTAGTGTTCGGAGTGTCAGGCCACATACGCATATGTGGAGGGTGGAGGGGAGCCAACTGATGAGCGTCGCCCCTGTAAATATAAGACGCGAAATGCTACGGCATCTTTGCCACTGAGGCAATTCTGGCTCACAAAACTATCTCAGCTCAATCGTTTCACATTGTATGCGATTAGTGTTTTACCATTTCGTTTTAGGACAATTCAACCATCACCATGCCGAACAAGACCAAGACAGCCGGAGGTCGACAACCCGGGATGCACAAACAGAAGAAGTCGGCCGGAAAGAAACGGAACGCACCTGTAAAGACTCCGCGCCAGACACAGCCGAAGAAGACTGGGTCGAACGCGGGCAGAGTCTCGAGTGTGATTTGTCCGTCATTCAACTCTGTAAATGCGTTGAGGTTCCCGATATCCTTCAGGAATTACAAGATCAAGGTCGAGCCGGGCCACAGCGCGATTGCGGTGCTTGCACCATTCAATGACTGTCTGGGTATAGTGTACAAACAGGGCGCATCTCCACCTAGCGCGAACAACGCTTCGCACCCCATCACACAAGACGCCATTGTCGACCCGTATCTCACAAGCTTGCTGACGCCGCTTGACACGTCCGGAGCTATCAACGCTGCGGCAGTTAGATTTACCCGCTTCTGCGTGGAGATCATGTCAGTCGAAGCTGTGGGCCAGATAAGCGGGACAGTGCAAATTTTACGATGGAACCAGAGCGGAGTACCCATCACATCCTCAGGTGCCGCAGTGGAGTTCGCCTCCGTGTACGACAGCGTGTGCACTGACGATAACATGCATGAGGTCACGAGCGCACAGCTTTTAACCAACCATTGCATTAAATCGGGGATGGCAGACAGGTCAGCTTTGGAATTCACCCCCGTAATCCTTGGAGCACCACAATGGGCGTCAGCCTACGCTCACACCGGGGGTTCAACTGAACTCGGCACTTTCAACATGCCCTTTCGCCCGATAATCATCGCGGTGACTTCTCCGTATGGACAAGCATTCAACGGCCCAGTCACATTGAGGCTCATTGTCAAGGCTGAGGTTGAAGTGGTCCCTCCAGAGCGGTCATTCTTATCACGAATGGCTAAACCACTACCAGTAGGTGGGGTCGGGTCGGAAGAGCGCTGGTGGCAAGCCCAAAACGCCATCAACAAATCTCCTCTGGTCGTGGCGCGTGATTCCCAATCGCGCTCGGCCAAAGCGTTCGTTGGCCGTTAGGGCACAGGTACGTCGGATGATGACTCAGCGGCGAACTCAACTACTTTTGCGGAAATCGGCAGTGTAATTACCGACTCATATATTTCACAAGATTTAAAGGGGTTGAAGTTGGCTTATGAAGCTGACAGACCAATTCATTACATGGGGACCTTGTATGTGCCTGGCACCAGGAGTTTTCACGACCTCATCGATGACGCAGCGATTGTTCTGGGTGTATTAAAACACACCAAATCCTATGGTGACGCGGAGCGTGCTTACCTGCGCAGTCCTACGGAACGAATCGTCGGTCATTCATTGGGGGCAGCCGTTGCTGCTGAATTGGCTAAACACTACACCGTTTATGACGTGGGGTTTGGATCCCCGGTCAAAAATTCCGCAAATTACGCAGATAGTCGAGACATCGTTGGGTCGTTCGTGGCGTCCGACAACCTAAGAAATAACCAACCATATATACACCACGGCACATCTTATTATTCGTACTGACCATAAAACTTTGAGAGTACACGGCATTGGAACCTATCACTATTAGCGTTATTTGGGTTTTGTAAGTATGTAGATCCTTACAACACACACAAAGTCTAAAATAAAGATGGCATAGACCACAACATACAAAACCTAAATACAAGTCGCATACAGCCAGAACTGCGCTAAACAATTTTGACACTCCTACGGCTGGCCACCGTGTTTAGGGGTAATAGTCGGAAGATGGCAATTCCTGGGAGGGCAGCGCGTGTACAGAGGCGCTCCGGGTCCTCGCGAATCGCAGTGTGCGTTCGTGAGATGGGTTTTCGGGGGATTATGACAAAATCCCCTACTCGAGTGGCTGTGGTTCGATTCCACTATGGCTTTGCAGGAAAGTGGTCTTTCCTCCCGATATTACACATTGGGAAGTCACTCGAGTTATACATTTCTTTCAAAGCCTCCTTTGCCACTGAGGCAATTCTGG